CACGGCTGACAACGACATCAACCCGGTGAAGTCGATGGGCCTCCTCGCTGGCGGTCAGGCCAACCTGTCGCGTTTGACTTCGACCACTGCTTGGTGGGTGAAGACGGATGCTCCGGAAGGCTTGAAGCTGATGATGCGTCGTGGCCTTGAGAAGAGCATGGAAGGTGACTTCGAAACCGACTCCACGCGCTTCAAGAGCACGGAGCGTTACGCTTTCGGCTGGACCGACCCGCGCACGGTGTTTGGTACGCCCGGCGTCTGAGCCGCTTACGCGGATAAGTCCAAAAGACTGGAGAAGGGGGGCTTCGGCCCCCTTTCTTTTTGCTTGACGGCGTTATAGAAAAGCCTAAACTAGAAAATAGGACTAGGTGTAACCAGCTCATCTGACCGGCCTAGCGGACGATGCACAGACAGATGAGCGACTTGTGCATGAGGAATTGACATGGCTAATACAACATTTACGGGACCGGTTATTTCGCTTAACGGGTTCTCTGGTACGGTTTTAACCGTTGCTTCGGCTACGATTGATAACCTTGTTTGCAGCACGCTGACGATTGGTTCGACTCAGCTTACCAACGGTTCTGTGTCTGGCACGGTCGCCACTCAGGCGGGTCGCATTCCCGTTCTTGTTGGAAGCACCACGCTCTACATCGCTCTGTACAGCAGCCTGACGCCGTAATGACGAGGGGGCTTCGGCCCCCTTTTCTCAATGTGATTGTGAGGGAAAGCAACCATGCGTCCTATTAGTTTTACAAGATCACAACCGGCGGCAGATGCGGACAGTATCGTTTCAGCACAGTCGCTGAGCGTATCTGGCGCGATTACGTTGGATGGAGTGTTGGTATCGAACGGCGTAGCCGTGTTGACGGTACCGGCTGTCTTGACAGCAACTAACGCAGCCTCTTCTACCATCAACTTTGTGGTGACCGGTACGGGTCCTGCGGGGCAGTCTCAGGTTGAGACACTGGCTCTGACGGCTTCGGGTACGGTGACGGGTTCGCTGTCGTTTGCGACGGTGACCGGCATTACGTCAAGCGCAGCAGCGGCATCTACCATCAGCATCGGCAACGGTGTGTCTGGGTATACGTCGTGGATTCCGCTCGACATCTACACGCCGAACCAAGTGACCAACATCTCTGGTAAGACCAGCGGTACGGTCAACTACTCGGTTGAGTACACGAACGAAGATCCGTTTGATCTTAGCATCCAGCAGTTAGCGGTTCCGCACCCAAATGCGAGCCTGACAGCAGCGAGCGGCGATGAAACGCAATTTACGACCACGTTGATGCGAGCGGTGCGCTTGAAGATTAATTCGGGCAACGGCTCGGTTCGCTTCACAATCGTTCAGCAATCGACGGCCTGATAAATGGCTAACATCAAGATCACCGATCTTACGGCAGCGACTGCGCTTGGCGGGACTGAGCTGTTTGAATGCGTTCAGTCTTCCTCGTCAGTTAAGGCATCGGCTCAGCAAATCAAAACGTATGTTGGGAGTTCTCTTAACATCACGGGCGGTGTGCTTGGGTCGGTCACGATCAGCAACGGCGTAGGTAGCTTTAGCTCGCTTTCGGTAACGGCGGGAGCAATCCCGTTTAACACCATTACGAATCGCGCTATTGGCCAGTTTGAATCTCACATTGATCAAACAGCCGCATCAGCTAACGTCGGTTATGTCGTGCAGATGAATAACGCAGCCGATTTCAATACTGGTATAACGATCGCGTCGAGCACGAACGTCACGGTAGCAGCTACTGGTGTCTATTCTATTAATGCTAGCATCCAGTTTGCGAATTCTGACAGCAGCAACCACACATCGACTTTCTGGTTCAAGAAAGACGGTACGAACATTCCGAATTCTGCGTCGATCATTTCGGTGCCGAAGGTAGCGGACGGTGGTAAGACGCTGGCTCAAGTGACTATTTTTGAGTCAATGACTGTTAGCAGTTACATACAGTTGGTTTGGTCTGCAAACAATATCGCTGTTAGTTTGGATTACTCGTCTGCAACCGTAACTGCTCCGGAAGTCCCCTCTGTTATCTTCAACATGCAGAGAATTAAGTGATGAAGATTCGCGGTAACTGGGAAGACTGGGAAGACTTTGAGAACTTTGCCAAGGGTGGCGGTGCGTTTAAGACGGCTGCATGGACTCGCAAGGCTGGGAAGAATCCAGAAGGCGGCTTGAACGAAGCCGGTCGTCGCAGCGCAAAGCGTGAAGGGATGAACTTGAAGCCGCCAGTGAGTGCGAGCCAAGCAAAGAAATCTCCGAAAGCAGCGGCACGACGCAGATCGTTCTGTGCGAGGATGTCCGGAATGCCGGGTCCAATGAAAGATGACAAGGGCAGGCCGACGCGCAAAGCGTTGTCTCTCCGTAAATGGGATTGTTAAGAGGAAACCATCATGGGCGTTAAGTACGTTAAAGATTTTTCTTTCCCGTCTGCGGGTGGTTTCCACTCAGGCAGCGTTCAGCGTTATGCCAAAGGCGGTCATGTAACTAAGCTCCCGGCTAAGGCTAAGGATTCCGCCAAAGGAATGCCTGCTCGTGCCAAGCCAAATGCTCCTGCGCGTGGCGCTCCGAAGATGGAGTCCAAGCCCAAGGTCGGCAAGGGCCAAGGTTACGAGAAGGGCGGTTACGTTCCGGGCAAAGAGAAGGATGTTCTCCCGGTCAAGCGTCCTCCGGGTCGCGGCAAAGATCTGGCTCCGGCTCGTCGCTTTAAGGGCAAGTACGAAGGCTACGCTGAGGGTGGTCCGGTTGCAGAACTGGATGCCGGTCAGCCGGATTACGTGGCTCCTAAGCCTAGGTATCAAGATTTGCTTGAGGCGTTGCCGGAAGCGCCGGTAAAACGCGAATTTGTAATGCCGCCGGAGTTTGATGAAGAGGGCTTTCGCGTTGGGCCGGATCGGGGCGGTAGTCGGATGTATGATCCGGATCGTTATATAAGTCCTGAGATTCCGGTCGGCGCTTTGACTCCGCTGCCGGAAGAGCCGAATTACGCCGTCCCGCTCGGTGGTGATGAGCCGCCCATCGGAGTCCCGCTTCCGCAAAAGCCGATTTACACGGACGGGCCGGGTAAAGCTATTGACTTCCTTGATTTTTACAGGGAGCAGAACGCTAACCGCGTTGGTAACCGCCGCGCCATGATGGGTGACCGTCGTGATATGGCTATGCGTCCGGGTATGCGTGGTGTTGCTCGTCGCGCTGCTCCTGCGCGTATGCGTGCTCCGGCTCCGGTTCGTCAGCCTGCGATGCTGCCGTTTGAATTGCAGCCTGAGCCTTTGGTTCCGGTCTTCAAGAAAGGCGGCGCAGTGAAGGGTGAGAAGATCGCCAAAGTGATGCGCGAGTACAAAGAGGGCAAGCTGCACTCAGGTTCTAAGAAGGGTCCTGTTGTGAAGAACCCGAAGCAAGCGATGGCGATTGCGCTGTCGGAAGCTCGCGCTGCGAAGAAGGCCGCGGGTGGCGCTGTTGACAGTGATTACGGCGACACTATGAAAAAGTATGTGCCTTACGAGTCAAAGGGTCCGAAGACTCGCTACACCGCTGCTAAGGGTCGTCGCATGTCGAAGGAGCGTGCCATGGAACGTCGTGCTTTGGATAAGGCGCGTCACGCTGAGAAGTATGCTCCGGGCATGAGCCTTGATATGTCCGAGTACAAGAAGGGCGGCAAGGTTAAACACTCTGATGTGAAGATGGACAAGGCCATGGTGAAGAAGGCTGTCCACAAGCATGAGAAAGCGATGCATCCCGGTAAGAAGATGACCAAGCTCAACAAGGGCGGCGTTCCTTCATACGGACGTAAGCCAATGTACGGCGGCGGTAAGTGCTAAAATAACTTCCGTGTAGTCAGAGGGGTCTGCTCGATGCAGTAGACCATGGCGCAAGAGGGACCCTGATGGCGACTTCCGGTACAGTTTCGACAACTCAATTTACGACTAGGCAGGTCATTGACCATGCCTACAGGCGTTGTCGTTTGGGTGCGCAGCAGATCACCTCTGAGATGATCGACATTGCGAACGACCAGCTTTACCTGATTCTGGCTAACCTTGCGAACCGGGGTGTTCAGCTCTGGTGTATTGAGAAACTGATTATGCCGCTCTACGAGGGCAACAGCGCAGTGACGCTGCCTTTGGGTACGGTGGACGTTCTCAATACCAACCTGCGCACTCTGACTCAGGTAACGGGCACTGAGACGACTAGCTCAACCACGGTGACGATGGTAGTTGCCGGTGGAACGACGTTAACGACGGTAGGCATTTTGTGGAGTGCAACCTCGGTTCCGTTCGTAGTCGAGCAGTCTGTTAATGGCGCGACTTGGACATCGGTACCTCTTGAGCAGTATCAAGCAGCGTCTGCGCCGACTCAGGTTGCAGGCGAGTGGCTGTGGGTAGACTTTGTTTCCACAACTACGAACAACTATTTCCGCGTTCGTGCTACGAGCGGTACTTTATCGGCCACGGATGTCTATTTCGGGAACACGCCTACAGAAATCCCTATAGCGCGATTGAATCGTGATGACTATACGGCGCTGCCCAACAAGTACTTCCTTGGCCGACCTTTGCAGTTCTGGTTTGACCGTCAGTTAGACCAGCCGGTGATGCGTCTCTGGCCAGCCCCCAATGCGGCTGCGACAACCCAGCAGATCGTGTTGTGGCGTCATCGTTACATTCAGGATGTCGGCACCATGACGCAGGAACTGGACGTTCCGCAGCGTTGGTTTGATGCGATTGTGGCGATGCTGGCTTCTAAGCTTGCGGAAGAGACTCCGGAAGTCGATGCGCAATTGATGCCAATTTTGGAAGCCAAAGCTGAGAAGGCGCTGGCTCAGGCTGAGAATGAAGAGCGGGACAACAGCCCGATTTACTGGGCACCGCTTATTTCGCCGTATACGAGATAATCATGGGACTGTACCTAGATACTCGTGGACTCGCTTTTGTTGGAATCGGGATCTGCGACCGTTGTTCGCGTAAGTTTCCGATTGTTGAGTTGATGCCGGACCGTAACTATCCGGGGCTTCGGGTGTGCAGAGAGGATCTGGATGAACTAGATCCGTATCGTTTGCCAGCGAGACAGACTGAGCGCATTACGCTGCCGTTTGTCCGACCCGACGTTCCGATTGCGACCGATCCGGCTGGTTTGATCAGCGAAGACGGTAACACATTTGTTACTACTGAAAACTTTGACGACTACGTGGAGCCGTAATGAGATACGAGCTTTACAAAGTAACTAATAAGAGCAATGGCAGAATGTACATTGGTCAGACATGCCAAGGCCATAAGAGGCGCTGGTATGTGCACTGCTGGAAAGCAGCTCGTGGTGGTGAGCAACGATTCCATAAAGCCATTCAGAAGTACGGTAAAGACAACTTTAGTGTTGAGCTTCTTGTTGTCGGTCCAACTCTTGAGTGGATTAACGATTTAGAGCAAAAAGCGATTAAGCTTTATGACACTTTTAACAATGGATATAACGACACAAAGGGCGGTGATGGTACCGTTGGGCAAAAGTTTCGCCTTGGTAAAAAGCATACTGCTGAAACGCGAGCAAAGCTTTCTGCTTCTCGCATGGGAAGACCAAGCCCTAGGAAAGGTGTAAAGCTTTCAGAAGAAACAAAGCAAAAGATTCGTCTGGCAAATTTAGGTAAAAAAAGATCGGCAGAGGCAGTCGAAAAAGCCATGGCGAAAATTCGCGGCAGGGCTGCTTGGAACAAAGGGTTAAAGCATAAAGAAGAAACAAAAGTTAAAATGTCTTTGACTCACAAATCAAGATGGGAAAAGAGACGAGAGGATGTCAAATGAGTAACGTGCCGACGAACCTCGTCCCAACCAGAATCAGCCAGCTTCCTGAGGCTCCGGTTGCGGACCCGGCTGGTTATTTCCCTATTGTTATTTCTGGTACGACCTACAAAGTTCAGTTCAGCCAGATTCAAGGAAGCGTTGAGGTTCCGGCTTCGCGCAGAGTTAATGCGGGGACGGGGCTGACGGGGGGCGGTTCGCTTTCAGCGGACATCACGATTGCCGTAGCCAATGATGGCATCGGTGATCAACAGCTTGATGTAACGGGTGTCAGCGCCGGGACGTATGGCGACGGTGCGAATATGCCTGTCGTCACGGTCAACACGAAAGGTCGTGTTACTTCTTTAAGCACGACCCCGCTGGTCA